TCCTGATGAGGGCGGCGAGGTTGCGGCTAAGATTGCGCAATTCCTTCCTAATTGGATGAGCCCAACGCCAAGCGGCGCTTTTTTTAACCGCCGGGTGACAAGCAAATTTTGCGAGCCAGTCCAGCCGCTGGTAATTGCTGGCGACCTGCCAGAGCCTCCGCTGGGCCTTAACCAGCTTTACATTCCACTAGGGGCGCATCGCTACTCGAAAATGTACGCGTTGATGTACGGAGAGCCGGGTTTTCAAGCCGACAACATTAGTTTGCCGGACAAAGGCTGGAATGCTTTTTACGATGCCCGCAATTATAGAGCATTCCCAAAAAAATCCGCAACGCTGAAATGGTTTGATGCAAAAAAAGGGCGGGGCGGCAGGTATAAAGGCTTTTTCATTTCAAGAATGATTAAACTTGGCCAAAACATTTTGTCTAGCCCAACACAAGCAGTCGGGGACTTCGGCTCGCAAACGTACGTCGCGCTTGTTGAGCTGGTTGATTATCGGTATCACTGGCAAACTGCAATAATGCCCTACAGAGAAGCTGACGATACTTTTGGCGTCGGTTGGGATTGGGAGTTTCTTGGGCTTTATTTAGACGAAGCGTTACAAGTTTATGTAAACAACAAAATCGGAAGTTTCGGCAGCGGTTACGAAAAATTTTCCGACTTTTATAATTTGCTTCGCTATCACCCCGGTCAGCCTGACTTGCAATATTTGAACCGACCCGGAGAAAGCGCGGCAATCGTAGCAGAAGCTGCTTTGCGCAGTTTTTGTCAGACGTATTATCCAACGCCAGAGCTTGAACTAAACTGGCTGCAATTAACAAGCGACGATGTATTTGCTGGGTTTTTGCAAGAGAATCTTGTTAAAGGCAAGTCTTCCGACGGCATCGAGGTTCATTTCCAGCGGCAAGTAAACGGCAAAGTTCTTCAAAACAAACGCCCTTACATAGTTGATTTTCAATCCGGCAATGTCTTTTCCACTTCTCGGCAAAGAATTGTTCATTCGTCTGCAATTGCGGACATGCCGTTTTCGGATTCGGTAACGCCAAGGAATCGTGACGCTCTTGTCGAGATCGCTTCAGAAATAAACGGTTTTGCTCAAGAGAATGATTTGGCTGTGGGCGTTTGGCAGCGAACTCAGGAGCGCCCTAAATACTTTAAGCTCGCTTCCTTATTTAATTCCGACCTTCACGATTACGCTTTTTTTGATTTTGCTGCTGGCGGGGTATTTAGCCGAGAGGCCATCAGGCCGATTGCAACTCAGATTGTCAGCTACGCTGTAGACAAACAGTTTCAGAAGCATTGCGAAGAAACTATTCGTGTTCAGCTTTTAGAGGATTTGCCGGTTTGCTCGAATGCCTCGGCGTTTCAAATGCGCGACGAGCAGAGCGAAGATTGCCCGTGCGATCATTATCGTCAAGTTTTGGTAATTGACACTGCCGGGATTGCGAGAACGCGAATCAGCAACGGCGAGCGGTACGCTCCAGCTCAATCAATGGGTTTTGCCAAGCAATTGCGATGTGGTGATTCTGGCGAGCCTGACGTGTATGAGTTAATCAGCGTCGGCCAAGGATGTTGTCCTCCGCCGGGAACAAGTGAATACGAAGACTGTTGCCAGCAGTGGTTTACTCGGTTTGAAGACTTGCAGACGGTCTCTAGCAAGCAAGTCGGCGAGGTTGTTAGCTACGGCGAGACAATTGGAACCAGCAAAAGCGACGGGTTTCGATACAAAGCATTTTTGTCTAACTCGCTCTCGGGCGATGGCTGCGCGATTGACGTGAGCGGCATTCATTCTTACTCCATAAAAAACAGTCGTTCGAGCGGCACATCTCCATGCACGCCTTCAGCGACAGAATGCGCAATTAACTATGCGCGGTTAAAAATGGCTGGCAAAAAGCCGTTTGATGACAGCTTGTGTCAGGACGCATTTGAAGATTTGAGTGACGCTGGCACTGGCGATAATTACTATCGGCGAAAGATTGTTGGGCGGCCTAGCACCTGCATGACCGGCAAGAAACTTTACAACTTTACGGCGGCAAGAACCACGATTTTGACGAAGGGTGCGGATTACATTGTTCTTAAGCATGAATGCGAACCGGCAAGCAGTTCTAGTAGTGACGGAGTAGATTCGTGCTGTGTCGTGATGACAGACTACGATTTGCAGTGCATTAGCGGAAAGTTACAGAAATTTCAAAGGCAGACCGAGGTTTGCTGGAATGGCGATTGCTTGGTTACGAAGTCGGTGTTGCCGTGGACCTACACGGGTCAGCAAGTTGGCTGTTGCGACTGCGCGGCCGGAAGCGGCGAGAGCAGTGGGGTGGTTTCCAGCAGCGGGAGCAGCGAAGGCGGAACCGTGCTGACTTCTTGTTGTCCAGATAATCCAGTGCCAGAAAGCTTGACTGTAGTTATTTCAGGAGGAGCTTGCGCCGGAACTTATTCAATGACTTACAATGCCGGTCTCGGCGAGTGGATTTCTGGTGACTTTGACGGGTTATTGAGAATGACCTGCGAAAGTTTTGGCTGGTATTTGAACTTGAACATGGAAGGTTATTCGCCAGTAACAGTCAACTGCAATCCATTCAGCTTAACCTTTACGGTTATTGGCGACCCAATTTGCGGAAACTTCACGATGACAATAACTGGCTAATATGCAAATTGGCGTTGTGTTGAACACGTTTAGACGGAAAAACGTTCGCTTGCAATTGGATGCAATTGCGATGCAAACAATTCAGCCCAAGGAAATATTGATATGGAGAAACGACGACTGGCCGGATGACGAATTTGAGTGTTTGGCGAAAGGCATTCGTTTTGTCAAGGCAAGTGAAAATCTTGGAGTGTGGCCAAGGTTTCTCGCAGCTAGTTTAATGAGTTGCGAGTTTACTGCGGTATTTGACGACGACACGCTGCCGGGTTCGCGCTGGCTTGAAAACTGTCGGGATTGCTACGGGAAAAATCGGGCGGTTTACGGATCGCACGGCATCCGCCTGCCAGCGGATAGATACCGAGGCGGCGCTAGTTTTGGCTGGAAAAAGTCTTGCAGCCAAGCGGAAAGGGTAGATGTGGTGGGTCATGCGTGGTTTTTTCCTCGTTGGCTGGCCAGTCGCGTTTTGGATGTTTACGACGGCTGCCTTACCGCTGGAGAAGACATGGCTTTAAGTTATGTTGCTCAAATCAACGGTTTTGACACTTTTACGGCTCCCCATCCAGCCGCAGACTTGCGAATGTGGGGTAGCTTGTCTGGCAGACAACTCGGGCACGATGAACATGCGATAAGTCACACGAAAAGCGGCTGGAATGGTTACGAAAAAGAGTATCAACGGTTTCGGGCGATGGGGTGGAAGCTTTTATGCGACGGCTAGACGAAGGTTTTGGCGAAGCACTGGAAGAGGTTTGGCGTCGAGTAATTGCCGGCGAGCCGATTGCGTTAAGCCGATTTGGTGAGGGCGAAGCGAAGTTGATGCAAGGCAAGCAAATCAAGCTTGTTGACGACTGGTCTTTTTCTGGAGGTGTAAGTTTGCTTGCAGAAGACCTGAAAGAAGCCGCTTCTTGCAAGGACTTGATTCAGGGGATTGGGTGCGGTTGCTGCGACCCCGAAGGCAAGCAGTATTTAAGCAAAAAGTGCCAAGGCGAATTGACCTACGCCAATCTGTTTGTGAATGGCAATTACAACCGCTTCATAGATATACTGTCGCAGTTTGGAAAGCCTGTTTTTTTAATCGCAAACCGAAAAGCGGCTGATTTTGCATCTTATCCTCTTTTCGTGAGCGGTTTTTACGGCGTGCCGGGAGATTGTGTTCGGTATTACGCTTCTGCTAAAGAAAAACTGCTTGAGGACGCGAAGCTAATAGCAAGCAACTGGAAAGACTGCCTGATTTTGATAGCGGCTGGTCCAATCGGGACAGTTTTGCCTTACTTTTTTCGGAAGTTTCAGCCGACGATTCAAGTTTTGGATATAGGCAGCACCCTAGACCCGTGGATGTTCGGTAAAGAAACTCGCCCATATCAATCCCGGGGCAGTAAAGCCAACGCAAAGGTGTGCGTGTTATGAGAATAGCTGCGGTCTACCCGTTTCTTGATTACGCAGCCAGAGGTGATGAGCTTCGCTGGAGCATTCGCAGCCTGAGAAACATTACCGGCGCTTCGGTGTTTCCGGTCGTTATTGGCAGGCCTCCAGACTGGTACAAGGGCGCGCGGCTGCATGTGGCCGAGAACGGCAGTCGAGAGCAGGACGTGCAAAGCAAGCTTTTAACGGCCTGCTGGTCTGATGCTGTAACGGGTCGGTTTTTGGTTATCAGCGACGATACCGTGTTCTCGAATCAGATTGAAATCAGCGACCTAATGACTGCTCGCTGCCGTGGCACGGGCGATTACAGCGAGATGGATGTTGCGAGGATTAGCGGCAGTCCGTGGCATGAGCGCCGCAGGAAAACGCTAGAAGAATGCGGCAAGAGAGGCTGGAAGACAAAGGATTCGTCAACTCATTGGCCTTGGACGTTTGAAAAGGCGGACCTTCTAAAGCTGTTTGGCGAGTTGTCTGGCCGCGTTGGCGAATTTTTGATTGAAGTGCTTTACCAAAACCGGTTTAACCCTCCGAGCAAGCACGGCAGCGACGGGTTCGCTTATGTTCGAGGAAACAAGCCTCTGTCGTTTTGGGAAAACTGCCTGCAAGGCAATCAGGTCGTGAATTGGTCCGACGCTGCATTTGACGCCGGCTTAAGGTCTGTTCTGGCAGCTAGATTTGGCAAGCCTAGCCGCTGGGAGAAATCCGGTCTTGATGCGGTGCAGGTTCAAAAAGAAGGCGAAACAATAATAATCGCCAATCAAAGCTGTGTTCATCTTGGGGAAGTGCGGCGATTCGAGTATTCGCCTTACAGCAATCAATTGATGCCGGTGTTTCAATGCTCCAAGCACGGCGAATGTGTTCTACAGCGAATCAACAAGTCTGACACTAGGCGGTGTATTGCCTGTTCTGACAGGGCAATGACAAGCCGTGTGGTGCAAATTACCCGCCCCCGCGAGAAGCAGCCGGAAAAACTAGACGTTTTAGAGCCCAGCAGGGCCGAGTTGCAGGTCGCTCAGGACGAGTTATTTTGCGTTCACCGTGGCGAAATCGCCTATACAATGCAGGCCGGTAGCAGGCCATGCGTAAAGAGACCGATTACGGTTTGGGACTGCAAGCTGCATGGCCAGTGCAGTTTGCGTCAAGAGTCATGCTTGAATGGCAGCGTGCGAGGCTGCTCAACCTGTACCGATTTAAGCCCTTTGGTGCAAATCAATGCGAACTAAAATCCTGACAGAGCGGCAAGACTGCGTGCTTTTGATGATGCTCCGAACAAACGGCGGGTCTCCGATTACGACCGGCACGGCGACTGTCAAGCTCAATCAAGACTTTGGCTCTTTCTCTTCAATTGATTCAACTGGTACGCAGGTATCAATTCACAATCCTCCTCGGGGGACACTCGCGGTTCCCGACACTCGCTGGAATCCCGGCGTTGACGGGCCGGCTGGCTTTAATGTCGAGGTGACGATTCCAGATGCGAAGTTTGCCTCTCCCGGCACTTATTTTGCGTCAATCACACTCGGCGACGACGCGCAGACGTTTCGGATTCATGTTGGTAGCGGCTGGGATGGAGTTTAAGAATGGACAAAAAAATCGCGACGATGTTTTTTGGGCGAGACAGGCTCGTAACGCAGGCCGAAGGCTGTTTTCAAACCTTGCTGGTTTACATCGCCGACCGATGCCGGCTGACTGGAGCAAGCGAGGAGAAGCGAGCCGGGATGGTTGACGCGGTTCACAAGCTGGCGGAGCAGTTTATCGGCGACCCTCCGCCGGGAAACCTGAGCGGGCAGCCAAGCTCCCTCGGCATTGGCGACTCAAGCCCGGTAAAGGCTGAGGGCACTGTTAATTCCGCAGGTGGCGGAAAATGCAAATAGCTCAAGTTTCGCAGGTCGATATTCTGAAAGCTTTTAGGAATCGGCTGCTGGACCAGATACCCGATTTCTTTGGTCCAGATAACCTGTATTTCGATGACGCCCCACTGCCCCGTGGAGCCCCTGATTTTGACCTCTGCTGCTCTTTGGCGGTGTCCAACGGAGTATTTGGCACTGAGGGCTACGAACGCTCTACGCAGCCCCCCTGTGCGGTTGTGGAGGCCGGCCATATTTACGTCACTCCGATGGCCAGAATGGAGTCGGAGCAACCGCATAATTTGAATCTGAGCTTGGTGTACGACGAAGACCGCGGCCTGATTAGCGTAATTAAGCCTCGGATTATGTCGGCCTTGCTTGTGGACTACGATGGTTCCACGGGTACTCGGAAGCGATGGGAGCCGAAAAATAGCAGTGGCCATTCGTTGTTTTGCGACACATTAACGCTCACTGGCTGCACAGCGCCGCAGGAAATCGAGTCTTACCCATTCCTTGGAATTACCCTTGATTTTCGAGTTAATTGGGTTTGGCAGTTATAGTTTTGAGCCTAGAATTAACCCGAAACGGTGACTGAATAACAGAGCCGGCTGAGCCCAAGGTGGGTTTAGTCGGCTTTTTGCATTTTGGGAGAATGAAAACATGGCAGATCGTCTGGTACTCAATGGTTTGCAGTTAAGCGGCACGACTGCGCAGCGCCCAGCTAATGCTGAAAATGGCCAGCCTTTTTACGACAACAGCTTGCGGACCCAGCTTGTTTACAATGACACGGCCACGACTGGCGGCTGGCAAACTGCCAGCGGTGCCGTTGCGGTCGAAGCTTCTTTGACGGAGACTACCGGCGCTGGAACCTACACCGCCGACTTTACGATTCCGGCTGGTGCGGAGATTCTCGACATCATCGTCATTGCCGACGCTCTCTGGACCGCGACCACTTCGGCGTCGCTAGAGATCGGTGACTACACGACGGCTGGCGTGGCAATCGACGCGGACGGATTTTACACTGCCGTCAACCTCAAGGCGACCGACTTGCTTGCAGGCGAGTCTTTGAGTTTTAGCCAGTCTGGCGGCAAGGCCGGCGCGTACAACATCGGCACAAACACTCATTGGACCAACCGGCGAGCAGCCACGGATCGCCTGCTTCGTTCTCGGGTGGTGACCGTTGGAGCGGCAGGCAATGCTGGCCGAACTCGCGTCATCGCGCTGTACTGCTTGACCAACGCAATCAACGCCACCAAGGCCTAGCAGTCTTGTTACGCCACTGCTTGGGCAAGCCGGCTCCGTGAGGATGGCCGGCTTTTTTTATGCGCCCATCGGTTTAGCGTAGCCTTTTTCAAGCAGCCAGTCGTTCAGCACGATTCCGCTAGGGAGCAAGACCACGGCCAGATACCGCCCGTATTTCTCAGTTTTGTCTTTCTTGGTTTGCACGATGACGTTTGGGTTGTCGGCAAACATCACTTCCAAGTCTAGCTTGGCGTATTTCCCAAGTTCGGTCGCGCGCTCAGCGGCGTCGATGCCAAAGAGCCGAAGCCGAGTTTTTTGCCGAATATCAAGGCCGAGGTCAATGTCCACGTCTAGCGTGTCGCCGTCTATGACTCGGATTACCAGTGCTTTGTATTCGTACATTACAGGCCTTGCTTTGCTAATGCGACGGCGATTCGCAGCTTGTAGCCAGCAATCAAGCCTTGAAGCTCCTCGGCGGTGTATGTCCGCTCCGTATTCCGAAGCCGGCGAAGCTCGTCAATCACGTCTCGACCGTAGGTTTGCTCCATGAACACGAAATACTCTTCCTTTCGACCGTTGTAGAGCACGTTGCAAGCGTAGCACTGGGGATGAATGCCTCGCTCGTCTAGGAGGATGGCATTAAACCGCCCGTCGATAAAATGCCCAGCCTGCACTCCTTTGTTCCACGGAAGCCGTACCTTGCAGCTAACGCACTCAACCCTGCCGCTGCTGTCTCGATTCTCAAGCCGAATAGCTCGGCTCAATAGCTCCCAAGCCTTTTTCTTCAGTGATTTGAGCGACCCTTTTTTGGCTGGTCGTCGTTTGATGGCCGTTCGCTTCAGGCCAGTCTTGCGTTTAAGTGCTGTCCGTTTCATTAGGCACCTGCCTATTCTTTGTTGCTGCGTTTTGCTTTTAGCTTCTTGTCTAGGGCTGCTTTTCGCTCGATGTAAGCAATGCCGCAGGCCGCCTCCGCTATTTTCTTCTCCATGTCGACTCCTTCTTTTCGCTTTGCTCTTTCCGCTTCGGTCCACTGAGCCTGTACCTCCAGCTTCCGTTTGGCTTGCTGTTCTTTTTCAAAATCAGAATCTTCTCGCTCACGTCGCTTGGGCTGCTCAATCTCCAGACTGCTTCCCCACGCCGCCCACAGCCTAGCAAGGTGCGCGTCAAACGCGGATTTGCGGCTTGGCGGGACAAAATCACCAAGAATGCCTTTCCAGACTTGAAACGACGGCTTATGCACAAGCACTCCTTTGCGTTTTAATGGCTAATGTCAAAACTCTTGGCTTGATGTTCCCAAAACAAATTTCGGAAACTCCCGCTCGGTTTAGGTTGTGGGAGGTGGGTTGTCTTTCCATTCCTCGCCGCTATTGTCTGGAAATGGCGGAGGAAAGCCTTTGACTTCGCCTAACTCCCAAAGTCGCCGCCTCTGCCTGTGTATTTCTGACCCGTATCTGTAGAAGTCGAAAATCATTCCCTCGTTGCATCGCGGGCAAGGTAAGTCGAGCCGCATTGCCCTTATTCCGATTTGGTCGATTGCGTAGTCGCACCTCGGACAGAATCCGACTTGCCTGTAGGTTTCCTCGCTCACCCCTCGCCCCTTTCCTTTATGCGGTCGCGTAGCCAAAGCGACAACTTGTGACAATCCTGCAAAGAACGGCAGGCGACATGGATTTCATGGTTGACCGTGTAGCAGTCAAGCGTAATGACCGGCACCACGCTCGCCGCTTTGGCCTTGGCCAGTTCGGCAACGAGCCGTTTGTTCTCAATCCGCAAATCTCTGTAGTCTTGAAGAATAAGTTCTCCAGCCGTTCCTTCTGCGGACAACTCACCACGCAGCCGCTCGACTTCCTTTCGTAATACACCCACGGCTTCAATCAACCTACCGTCATACCACTCAGCCGCAAAGTTGCTAGAGTCTGCAATCGCCATCGCCTCATCCACGTTCATTCAGCACCCCATCCGTTTCGTTTAAGTGTTTGCACCGCTGCGGCAAGCTCACCACGTAGCCGCTCGACTTCGATAGCTAACAGAATCGCAATATGCTCGGCAAACAGCATGTCTTTGGACTCTTGCTCGCCAAACTGCCGAGCCTCTTCCATCGCCTCATCTACGTTCATTTTCAGTACCCCATATCCAGTTCTTGTGCCTCGTCAACCAACTGTTGCAACGCTTCTTTCTGCACCGCCTCCCGCTCCGCCTTCCGACCGGCAGCGTAGGCGGCTTGCCAGACTCGCCACACTTTCCTTACATCTGGATGCCAGTAGCTACCACCTTCGCCTCGGTGAGTAAGGCAATCCTGACTTTCAGCCCACGCCTCAAATTCCGCCCGCATTTTGTCATTGTCGTTCATTGGTTGCCTTTTCGTTTCAATTCCTTTTAACCACCCGCCGCCCGTTAAAATTTCGGGGTGGGGATTTTAATCACAATCCAAGCAACCCTTTGATATGATTCCGAATATCAAAAATGGCCTGCTGGTGTCCGAGCCGATAAGCATTTTTCAGGGATTGTTCCAAGTACCCTTTTTCTGTTAGCCAATCAGCAAGTTCTCGGTTGTCGCCACAAAACAACCCAGAAACTTCACGCCCGTTGATTATTGGTGTAACTGTAAAAATCCCATCGTCACCGTTTTGGCTGAAATGACACCGAACGGTTGGATGCTTTAATTGGTCCATATCACTCCTCCTCGCCGCTCTGGGCTGGTTCTTCAACGCAGTCAACGCAGTCATCGCAATAAAATCCAACAGGTTCGCCGTCCCGTTCTTCTCGGTAGCACCCGCAATACTCACAGGTCAAGCACTCGCACAACTGGCAAACCTCTAGGTCGCTTAGATGGTCCTCGACTCCGCACAAGTGGCACTCTGGCATTGTTCACTCCTCGCCGCTCGCTGGCGGCTGGCACTCAAGAATCACAAACCCAAACTCATGCGGCCATTTCGCGTCAGCCGCCAATGCGTTTTCAATCGTGACGTGCAATCGGTTCTGAGCCTCAGCTTCCGTCTCAAACAACTGCACCCGCCCCCGTCTCAACAGCAGATGCGGCTCAGGCTCGCCATCCCGCCCGTAGCTCAAAGGGTCAAGGCAAGGCGGGTCAACAGCTCGGTTCTTGTTCTTGACGCACGCAAACACAGCAAACATCACTCGCTCCTTTGGTAAACTTGTCTAAAACTCCCGACGTTATGCAAGCCCTTGCCGAGCCTCGCCCTGCCTGCCTCGCCGTGCCTTGCCTTGCCCTGCCTTGCGAGTTCCTGCCTCCCCCAGCCCCGCCTGCCATGTCCCGCCCCGCCCCGCCCGACCGTCCTCGCCATGCCTGCCCAGCCAAACCGAGCCGAGGCTATTCGCCTGTGCCGAGCTTAACCAGCGTCTGGTCAATCGACTCGATAATCGCTTCCAGTTCGTGCAGACACTTAAACCGATTTCGGAACTCCATCGCCGCCTTAATCGCCTGTGCAATCAGGCGGTCCCGCGACTCTGGATTCTTCAGCACCTCCTCGGTCGTTGAGTAAACCGTCCGCTGCGGGTCTTGCGGCCGAGCCTTGGTTTCGACTTGGTAGACTCGCACTTGCAGCTCCGGTGCTTCCTTGTAGGTCACGGTCAGCGACCGCATTAAGCCGCGGGCCTGCGTGCGTCGATACTCAATCGCCGCCTCGGTATCGTCCCACTGAAACCAATTGTGCAGGATGTGCGTTGATGACTTGGCCGCGTTGACAATCGCATCGTCGGTCAGCCCGTTATTCTTTTTGCGGATAACTTCCAGTGCCTTGTGTGCGTCCTCGGCTTTGATGCCCTTTGTCGGGACGTTCGTTTTCCAAACGATAGATTCAATCTTCATCTCAAAAACTCCTTAAAACTTGAAACAAAAAAACCAAGCCACGCCCCGCCAATCCGGGCCTAGCCCAGCCGTGCCTAGCCTTGACCGGCCACTCCCTGCCTGCCGCACCAAACCCAGCCCCGCCCGGCCATGCCGCGCCGCGCCTCACCAAGCCTGCCATGCCTTAACTTGCCAAGCCGTGCCTCGCTACGCCGTTCCTAGCCCGTCCTTGTCATGCCAAGCCTGCCACGCCTCGCAGAGCCTAGACCAGCCGAGCCGAGCCGAACCTTGCCCGACCGCGCCTGCCAAATCACGCCGCGCCTTGCCGTGCCATGCCCAGCTAGGCCGTGCCTGCCATGCCTCGCCCGTCCACGCCGCGCCTCGCCCAAACGTGCCTTGCCTGCCATGCCTCGCCTTGCAGCGCCCGTCCCGGCCATGCCCCGCCTCGTCGCAAATCTCAACTACTCCTCAAACGTAATCGCAACCGTTGGGTCGATTTCAAACCGCCCATACTCGCCGCCCTTCTCCGGTCGCCACTCACAGATGCCAACGCCGAATCCAGCTCGGTCAACCAGTGCCAAAATGTCGTCACGTTGCAGCAGCTCCGAATCAACCTCCAGCGTGATTGGGCACGACCACTCGACGAATTCAGGGCGGTAACGCAAGTCTGCCGAGCCCATGCCGACTCGAACCATGTCTTCTCGAACAGTTGGCTTGCTGCATTCAATCGGCAGCACCTTGTTTGGGTCGTCGGTCACTAGAAACAACGCCTTTCGCACCAGCGTCTTTTCAATGCCAATGTCCTTGTGAGCCGCCGTGACCAGTGCAGACTTGAACGCCATGCCGGGAATGCCAATCTGTCCATCGTCGGTCGTGTACGTTGCCGCCTTCGCCTCGTCTGCCGGGACTCGCTTTTCGCGGGCCTTGGTCTTCTTTCCCTCTTGCTGCTTCTCACGCATCTCGCGTTTCGCCTTCTCGCTCCACTGGTGCATAATCAGCGGAGAAGTCCCGCGAATCGCAAATGTCATCTTCCGACGTGCAATTGGTTTCAAATTAATACCAGCCATAACTAAAAACCTTTCTCATCTTTGTGATGACCGAGATTGAAACGGCCTCGGTCTTGCCGTGTGTATTTGCCTGCCTAACCATGCCGTGCCGAAACTTGTCGAGCCCTGTCCCGCCTAGCCCCGCCTGCCTAACCCAGCCCTGCCATGCCGCTCCGAGCCCTGCCCGACCTCGCCGTGCCAGCCGTAGATTCACCGACCACGGCATCAAGGCCTCTTCTATTCAAGCCCTGCGGTTTTTTCTTCCGTTTGGGTACAGAATCGCGTGCGCAAACGCGCACCAAACACAGGCGCCTCCCGCAACAAAGCCGCAGAATGCGGAGAAAACAATTATGCTCATGTTGAATCCTTTCGAGAAAAAACCAGCTTGACCCACTGGTGGCGAGCGGCACAAGGAGAGAAGTGCCGCAGGGTTCCCGATTCATCCTTAACGCTTCGAGCGAATATCTTTCAGCCTCGCCTCGTAAGCTGCGCCGATTCGATCTCGATGCAGCGGGTTTTCCGCAATCAACGCGTTTACCAGTTCGCCGGCGGCCTTGATGGTCCCGGCTCCCGCAAAGACTTCAGCCCACTCGTTTGAATCGGCGTCGATGAACTCGACTTCAACCGGCTCGGGCAACGAGGAAGCCGGCTCTTCCGTCTCGACTAACGCCGGCTCGACGCTAGGCAGGAGCCTATCCTTGAGCCGGTCAATTGCGCCAACGGGCTTTCCGCTGGCTGTCGCCGAAACAATGCTCGGCGGCGGAGCCATAATTGGTGCCGAGTCTTGCAGTTCTTCAACTGTTTGGAGGCCCATGCCGATTTCCGGTGCAATCGTCTTAATTAGAAACGTCGCAGCGCGGTAACGAAGCATTTGCTCGGGAATCGTCTGCCACTTCGAGCCCTGCTTGCCAAACCAGCCTTCACGCTTGGCAATGCCGATAGTGATCGTGGTTCCTTCCAGTAGTTCGCCGGTTTCCCGTTCGGTGCAGTAGGCCACGCAGCCCCAGTCATCACTACCGGGGTTGCCAACAAACTTATACCGAATCGCGCTAAACCGTCCGCAGCCGTTGAATGTGGCGATGAGAAACTGTGCTGACCAGCCCGGGCGACCGTGAACCAAGTAAAGGTTCTGCATCACCATCAGCGGGTCGGCGTTCATGCGCCGCGCCATGTTCTCCGCGATTAGGACGTTGCCTATGTTCCGCTGGTATTCCTTTGGAACCAGACTGCTTTCGCTGTAAACCTTGGCCTTACGCTGGGCCAATTCAAACATCTTTTCCTCTGCCTGCACGGCGGCGAGGGCGTGATCGATAGGGATAACTGCATTCATCACTTCTTCTCCTTGATACGCAAAGTTCGGTAACTGGAATCCTTGACGACGTAACCCTTGCGAACCGTCTCAAGGTAAGTAATCCGAGCGCCGTCAGGAAGAACCGCACACTCGGTAGAGCCAAGATAGGACACGATTTGAGATTGAAGCTCGTCAACCTGCGAGTCAACCTGCTTGCGAACTGCCTTGGCCGATTCCATCTGCTCAATCAGTTTGCGCACTTCTGCGGCTGATTCGTCGCCAAGCTCAATCAGCGATTCCGGATGCCGCTTCATGCGCTTGTAAACTTCCATTGGCACGAAAGTCTCTTCCGGCTGCATGTCGCCGATGACGTGGTAGTTCCACCAGCTAATCAGCTTATCGACGATTGCCTCGGCAAGCTGGCTGTCGTAATTAACGAGATACCGCTTGGGAAGCACGTTACCAAGGAAAGCGTAGACGTGAGCCTGATCAGCGCGAGCGCACCACATTTGCACCTGAGTTTGAATCAGGTACGACTCTGGGATTTCATCGGTGCCGGGCTCGCCCCAGTTACCGACCACTGGGCCACCAGTAAGACCGCTGGTCTTGCACTCGACAACCTCGCCGGACGCTACGACCTGAGCGTCGAGGGTCGCACCAATCGGCACTTCACCTCGGCCCGGCACGAATACGTCTCGCATCAGGTCGCCCAAGTCCCGCTCGGCATGATCGAGCAGCAGAGGCTCCAGCCGCTGGCCAGCCCGAGTTGCCTCGTTGCCTGTCCACTGTTCAATCCTCCGAGTTTTCTCCAGCCACACCTCATAAGGCGTTTTGTACGGGCTCATGCCCAAGATCGCGGCAGCTTCAGAAGCTCCAATCCGCGTCGTCCTGTCTAAAGTCACGGTCATTTTCAATCTCCTTGAAACAAAAAATGGGAAGTTTTTGCTACAAACTCAAACGTAAACATCAACGGTTTTGGGTTTCTTGGGCAATTCAGCCCGCAAGATTTTTACCTCCTTTGGGGCTCTGACTCCCAGCCTGATTTGATTGCCGACGCGAAGCACCGTCACTTCAATGTCATCGCCAATCTTGATTGACTCGTCTTTTCCTCTTGTAATCACCAGCATGTCTTAAACCTCCGTGTTAGCGTAAAACGAACTAGGGCAAATATAGCAACCTACCTATTAGTCGTCAATCTAGTTCAAAAACTTTGGCTAAGTTCTTCAGGGAGCGGTCGGTTTAGTTTTACGGCGCTGGATAGATACCACTTCTGCGTGGTATTGGGCGTTGTGTGGCCGGCTTGATGCTGGCCTTGCCCCGGCGCGGCAATTTCCACGGCGGTAATGCTTGACCGCCTCAATTTCTTGAATGGGCCATCGCTGGCGGTCAGGCCTAGTTCGGCCATAGCCTTGCCGATTTCGGCTCGCATTTGCTTGTAGCAAGTCTTTTGAGACCTTTGGCCCCAAGTCGGCCAGCAAAGCTTTCTTGGCGGAGCAACCTCGTCGTAGGTACGCAGGATGATTTGCCGCGTGGTTTCGTGCAGCCGGCAAAAATGAGTCAATCCAGTCTTGTGCAGTGTAACGCTGAACCAGCCAGACTCAGCGACGTGCTGTCGTTCGAGTTGCATTAGGTCGCCCAGCCTAAGCCCTGTTTCCCAAGCGGCCCGAAGCAGCCCTGAGTAGTAATCCGCGGCCTTGATTAAAATTTGAGGCAGGCGGTCTAACCTACGTTCGAGCACTGACACTAAACCGGCGACCTGCTCGGCTGACCAAACGTCTTTGGGCGTCTCTGGTGTTTTGATTACCCTGATGCGGCGTGGTATCTGGGTGGTCATCCCCTGCTCTACTGCCGCTCGCCACAGCACCATCAGGCTGCGCCGTTTGCTTTTGACCGTGTGCGGCGCGCGAGTCGCTGCCAGTTCACGCAGGTAGAGATTGATTACGTCCGGCGCTAAATCGTCGATCGCGGCTTCGCGGCCGAGGTGTTTCGACAAACTGTTGATTGCGATTTGGTACTGCTCGACGGACGAGTCAGTCAATTCGCGCTGCAGCGAATAAGACACCAAGAACTGAGACAAGTGCATTGGTTGGCCTCCACTAAAGTAGGGTAGGCATCCATGTGGCGGGACAGCAACTTTTTCCTTGTACTGTTGGGCAAAAGCCCTTTCCTTTCGGTCCATCTGTATCGGTCGTGCCGGTTATAGGCCGATGCCTAACTAGATTCAGGTTCTAGTGACCGCAAGGTCGTGTAGGTTCGACTCCTATTATCCGCACTACCCTAATTAGGGGTAAAAACCAGTCAATAGCGCAGGCAATCAAAAGCGGACAATAAAATGACAGTCAGTTCAGGACGTTTGGACAGGCGAACGAAAAAAGACGCTCTCATCAGCGAATTGCACTGGCGAATTTGCCAAAATATCCGCGAGATTAGAGAGGAACTCGGCTTGAGCCAGCAAAAAGTTGCCGCGCATTTAGGCGTGTCACAACCCACTTACAACGCGCTTGAGAATTGTCGTAACGACTTGATGCTGGGGACTTTAGAGCGAATCGCTGAAGCTTTAAGCCAGCCGGTGGAAATCTTGATTATTCGCAACCCAAAAGCGGTGGAAACAGAGAAGCCCAAGCAATTCCGCGTGATCGGTAAGCGGGTCAAAAAGCGCAAAAGCTAGTCTTTTGCTTTAGGCTGCCGCTTACCTCTGGTGTGCTTGGCAACCTCAATCGCTTGTTTTTGATTGGCTGGCGGCATCGCGATTAAGTCAATCACGCTCACCTTGAGCAGTTCGGCCAGCCGCTCCAGCGTGCTGAGCCTAACCTGCACTCTGCCGTGCTCAATGTCGCTAACTTGAGGCTGAGCCCAAGCCGTTTCCCCCGCCTCCGTCATCGCCTTAGCCAGTTGCTGTTGGGTCAGGCCAGCGGCCAAGCGGTACAACCGAAGGTTTTTTGCGACTCTGATTTGAATGAGCATCTTAAGTTCTTTAGTGTCAATGGTTTACGAAGGATTATAGGTAGGGCTCTATTGACCGTCAACCGGAAGCGAACTAGACTTCGCGAAATCTACCCCTGCGCTGGGCAAAGTCTGCATTTAAGGAGGTTTCGCAATGGCTCGGAAGTCACCGGCATTCTCGTTTTACCCCGACAGCTTTATCGGCGGTACGCTCACTCTGAGCACGGCTGAGACAGGTGTTTACATCAAGCTCTTGGCAGCTAGTTGGCTTCACGGTCAGCTTTCATTTAGCTTTTGTTTAGCTTTCTGTTCAGATATTGATTCGGTTTTAGTTGAGCGTATTTTGCGTCTTAAGTTCCAAGAAATAACGCCCGGGTGCTGGATTAACCAGCGACTGGAAGAAGAGCGCAAAAAGCAGCAAATTCGCAGTGAAAACGGGAAAAAGGGCGGTCGCCCGAAAGCTAAAGGCAAAGCTAACGAAAAGCTAAATGGAAAGCTAAACGATAAGCTAAACCTAAGCCCAGACTCAGACTCAGACTCAGTAGTAAATAAAGAAGCAGCTAAAGCTGCGTCGAATAAGCCTTATTCGACCTCCATCGGCCAATCGGATGTTTCTGAAGTTTACGACGAAGCTTGCTCGCCTCAGGACGTGCTCGACTGCTGGTCGCATTTTTTCAAGACCAAACTTCGCATGACCAGCAAACGTCGGCGGGTGATTTCAGTCCGGCTGAAGGACCGCTGGTGGCACGACCATTTTGCCGAGGCCATCGAGCGAGCAAGTCAAAGCAAGTTTTGCCTCGGCGAAAACCAGCGCGGCTGGGTGGCTAATCTGGACTGGCTAATCCGGCCCGACACGGTGACGAAAATCATGGAGGGCAGCTACGAGACAGCCAAGAAAAACCCCTACGCCGGTTTCCCTACCGGAAGCACTGCCGGCGCGGTATAGGCAACTACCTACCCTTAGAATCGACAGAACAGGCCCGAAAATCGACGAACGGCACTTGATTAGTGCCAACACCCAAGGAGAACCAAAAATGCGTCAGAATCAAAATTTGAGCGTTGTAAAACAAAAGCCAAAAAACAGCAGATATTCACCTTTTGTAGATTCCGAGTTGGCGGTTTTGGCCTCGGTTCTGGTCAATCCGGCGCTGCTCGACGACTCAGCGTCGATTCGTCTAGCGAAAGATGATTTCGAGACTCAGGAGTTTGGCGAGTTGTTTGCCCGGCTAATGCAACTGAGATTGCTGGGCTCGTCATGGAGTGAGTCCGAGGCCGTGAAGTGCATTCAGGAGAGCGGAATAACTCGCGGCGTGATCAAGACGATGCTGGAGATGGGGCATGTCTACCAGTATGACTACAAGCATTTCGTCCGGCAGGTGCTGGAGATTGGCAAGCTACATAAACTTGCGGCGCTCGTAGATGAAGCGAAGGCGATGGTTTGCGACCGGAGCGCAACCAAGCAAACGCTGGAAATGCTCGAATTAGGAGTGCAGCAACTCAAGGCAGACCGTGAAATGCGACTGTACGACTGCTACGCGCTCGGAAAACTTAGCCTCGAAGCCAAGGACCAGAGCAATCCAGTCGAAGCTTACACCGGGCTGTTCGAGCTAGATGATTTGATTGGCGGATTTCATGCTGGAGACTTGGGAGTCCTTGCGGCCCGGTCCAGCGTCGGCAAGACGGCGTTCGCGCTGCAAATAAGCGAAAGCAACGCTAACCGCGGTCGCTCAGTTCTGTTCGTTTCCCTCGAAATGGATGCCGTGGATGTGTTCGACCGGCTAATCAGCAATGACACGTCAATCAGTATCAGCCGCCTTCGCGGTGGACGTAAGTCCTTGACAGATAACGACTTAAGTCAAATATCAGAGTCGATTAGCAGTCTCCGCGACCTGCCTTTGATGGTCTACGCGCCGAGCAAGGCGACGACTGGCGACATTCGACAAGCCTGCCGAATTGCGGCGGCCAAGCAGGGGTTATCGCTCATCGTGATTGACTACCTTGCATTCATAAGGCCGATGGACCGCCGTATAGACCGCCGGGACCAAGTGAGCGAAATTTGCAAGGAATTGAAACGTCTAGCAAAAGACTTTGGCGTGCCGGTATTGGTCCTTAGCCAGCTCAACCGGCAAGCCGAGGGTGAGTTGCCGACGCTGGCGATGCTGCGAGAGTCAGGTGCGGTGGAGGAGGACGCCGACCAAGTGATTTTTGTTCATCGGGAAAGTCGGATAGCGGCGCAGGGTAAAGTCATCGTCGCGAAGAACCGGCACGGCCAATGTGGAGCGATTGATGTTGACTGGGACGGCACGCGGATGCGGTATTCGGTTTCGTCAGTGCAAGCTTTTGGAGCAACGCAGTCGCAGGTGACACAGGGAAAATCCGGTAAGTTCTGGCGGAAGACCAAGCCCAAGGCAATCAGCAGTGAGGGCGAGCCGTGGACAGGCTAACAGACGAAGAGGTCATCGAGCTTTGGAATGAGAGAGCGGCAATTATGGAGTTTGACGGCGGGTTGCCGCGCGCCGATGCCGAGCGCCGAGCGTACTGCCAAGTCAAGAGGGTTCACCGGCCTAACAGTAAGATGCCGGAGGAGACAGCAGTCTGGAGCAAAAAGATTAAGAGTTGAGTCGTAAGTCTTAGGCTGTAGCCTATTTGCAGCAAATGCCGTGTGTGGGGGTTACTTCAGCGGCGCTTGTAAAAGCAAACAGGGAACAACCCGTGGTAGAGAAGATCAGCAAGCCGGAAGTGCTGGCTAAGTGGCGTGAATTTCAAAAATCAGTCGAGCAGTGGGAAACGAACAAGACTCCCGTGCTCGTAAACTGGGACGGCGGGCTCGCCAGAAGTTTCGAGCAGATTGAGCCGTCAGTCGTAGACCTCATGTCCTATTTCCAAGACGGCTCAGTTTTTTCGCGAGATGCGTGGCAAACTGTCTTGGCTATTGACACGTTCATCCAAGCCACAGTCACTTGGGCTGAGACCGTCAAGCAGCAGCCTAAACACACCGACCCCGCCGGCGGCAAGGATGTTTGGGACGCATTTAGCGCCGTTGAGCAGGCGGCCAACGACAATCTTCCCGACCGGATTGAATCGGTCGCCTCACTGCTCTCACTCCGAGGAATCACACCTCAGCACATTGCAACCATCTACGATTGGTACGACGCGGCTGGGAACCCAGACGTTGATAAGGTCGAAGACGAGCGGCTGAATCCCGGCAAGCACACTTCCAGCCTTCGCAACCCGGCCAAGCTCAAACGGGAAAAGGATGTTGAAGCGGCGTGGAAAACTCGGAGCGAGCAGTTTGGCGGGTACGATCCTTCGGTGTTTGATGGGCCACGGGAATCCATCGACATTTCCAATGAGCCGCCAGCCCCTGAAAGCATTGAAGAACTGCTTTCCCTCGACGGCATGACGCTGGAGCAGGTGGCCAAGATGAAGAAGATTACCATCGACGAGGTGCGGGAAAGCGCCAAGCAAATTGCCTACGCCAACGAATCCGTCGCTAGAATGGTTGGTAACGAACTGGCAGCGGAGCGTTTGGCCGTAGACCCGGCGGCAGTGATGCGCCGGCGAATCGTTGAGGCCGCGGTTGTCGAGACGTATCCCGAGTTAACGGTGGAGGAGCGGGTTTGGGCAATGGCCGATGACGGCCACCACGTCGGTAAAATCCTCGCCGGCCTGCGTGCTCAAGGCTCCTCGATTCGGTACGAGGACGTGTTGCGTTATCTATCGCGAAAGCCAATGAATGACGGAAGAGAAGAAGCCAGCCCAGAAGAGACGGAAAGCGGTTTACCACAAGAAGAACGGCCCGCAGTCGGCGCAGACAAAAAGAAACGCGGTCGCGCGGCGCGAAAGGCAACTGCAAGCACTTGAGCTAATTGCTCAAGGCTACACTTACGCAGAAACCGCTAAAAAGGTTGGTGTCGGAATTGTTGCTGTCTGGGATTACGTCAAAGACGCGCTGAACATTTATAAAGAGCGGATTGCCGAGTCGGTCGAGTCGCTGGTGGCGTTCGAGTGGCAGCGGTTGGAAACGCAAGAACAGCGGATTTGGTCGCTGATTCGTTCTGCGGAGAAAGACGCGGTGGACGACGAGGGCAAGCGAGACTACCGAGCGCTCACTGGGCTGCTCGGTCGGCTGCAAGCTCTTAATTCAGACCGTCGTGCGCTAATTGATAAGATTGACCCGGGCGCCGACCACAGCTTGGACACGACGGTTAGTCTGGTGGTGGTGCGTAATCGTCAGCAACTACCGAAAATCATTGAAGCTACCGAGTTTGCCCAGCGAGTGATTCACGATGAGTTTTCTTCCGAGTCCGAAGAGGAGCAACCGGAAGGCGATTGATCGCGTCCGGCTGGCCGATGGTTCTATCCAGTGTTACCACCGCGTTTACGACAAGCAGAAAGCTTTTATCGACTCCAAGGAGTTTATTACTGGGTTCGTCGCCGGTCGCGCGTCTGGCAAGTCGTACACCGGCGCGATGAAGGTGCTTTGGGATGCGCGGGACGGCTGGGAGATAATGGCCGTTTCTCCAACGTATGTCATGGCATCCGACACCACGTTTCCGACGTTTTGCGAGGCCGCCAAGTCGATTGGAAAACTGATTAGGACAAAGCTCAGCCCGTTTCCCCGCGCGTTCTTCAAGACAAACGACGGCGGTCGGGCTGAAGTGGCTTTTCGGTCGGGCGAAGACCCTGAGAAACTGCGCGGGCCGTCTAAGCCCATGCTATGGATCGACGAGGCTTCAATCTGTGATGAGAACGTGTTTAAGATTGGCGTTGCCACCTTGCGTTATCGTGGGCGGATGGGGCAGTGTCTGTTGACGTTTACTCCCCGTGGTCGGCAGCACTGGACGTTCCGAGAGTTTTTCGACCAAGTAGATTCGGGAGAGGCGGCGAGGAGCCGGGGTGTCGGGCTCCAGCAGTTCGGGGAATCTTGGTATCGGCAGCGAAAGAACACCTGCCTGATTCAAGCTCACAGCCTAGAGAATCCGTTTATCGCAAACGAATACGTCGATTTGATTAGCGGCGTTTACACGTCGGCGATGCGCGAACAGGAACTAGCTGGCAAGTTTGTCGATGTTGCCGGGCTCATGTTCAGCCGCGAAAACTTTCATCTTGTTCAGCCTTACGACGTGCCCCGAGGAGCGATGCGAGTCAGGTACTGGGACCGCGCAGCCACCGCCGGAGACGGCTGCTTTACTGCCGGCGCTTTGCTTTGTATGCCTTATGACCAGAAGCCGTTTCGTGTCATCGTCGAAGACATTGTTCGCGGCCAGTGGCATCCGACCGACCGAGACAAAGTTATGCTAGAAACGGCGCAGCGCGACGGCGAGAAGTACGGTGGCGAGGTCATCATCTACATCGAGCAGGAAGGCGGCAGCGGCGGTAAAGAGATTGGCCAGCTAGACGTAGCGAAGCTTGCCGGGTTTCCAGTCTTTCTGGATGTGGTCAGCGGAAGCCGAAGCCGGAAGAAGGACGGCGTTACATTGCCGGGTCCGGCAAAGGTTGTTCGTGCGATGGGGTTCGCGGCGCAGGTCGAGGCCGGAAACGTGGCAATCGCGAAGGGCGGCTGGAATGAACCGTATCTGGACGAAGCGACCGCATTCCCTGAAGCAAGTCACGCCGACCAAGTGGACGCGGTGAGCGGTGCGTTTAATAAGCTAGCGATACACTGGCAGGGAGAACCACAGAGCCCGGAGAGGCTTGCGCCACCCCCGGGCTTCGGCAGTAAAATTCTCGAAATGCAATCTACGCTGAAGCTCAGTCGCCGCGGTCTTTGAGTAGGCGGCGGTCCAGTTCTAGCATGATGGCCTTGCGAATGAGGTCGGATACCGATTCGCCAAGCTGTAGTTTGTTTTGCAACTGCTGCTCCAGTGGAACAGGCAGCCGCACGGCGATTTGCTTTGTGCCTTTCGCGTGTAGTGGTGGGCGTCCCATTAGCTGGCCCTTCCTAATCGCTCTGCGTAGTCCTTCACGGCTTCTAGCCAGTAGGCGGTTGACTCTTCGCTTAGTTCAGCAACTGCAAGCTCATGCAGCAGGCAGGCCTTAAGGAGCCGCTTCGTCAATGGTTCGGTCTTAGCCGAAAAGCTCGGCAGTCTCTGTATCAGCGGCAATAGCAGAGCGGCCATTTCACGGTCAGTCTCGGCTGGTTGTAACTGCGGAACAATCACTGGTTCAATTTCTGTGGTAGGCATGTGCCTATACCTCCTCGATTAACAAATGGACACGGGAAAAAACGTCAATCAAATCTGAGCGCCGCTCAAACACAGCTTTCACTGCTAAACGGTCTTCGTTTGTAAGATGGCCGCGGCGGTATTCAGTTTCCACCAGCAAGCGGCAGTCAGGGCAAGTGCCGGTCACGCTGGCGGTTGGCTGGTTGCAGCAATTGCATTTGACGGCGTAGGGGTTACGAATCATGGTTAGCCCTCCCAGTGAAGAATTAAAAGCAAGGCGTTGCGGGGGTCGTGCTTGGAGTCGGCCACTTGAAAGACAGTGGTCCACCAATGCCCGCCGTTGTGACGAACTTGAATCGGCGACGAGGCTTCGGCAAAGTTAGCTCGAAGCTCAATGGTCGATCCGGTTGCGGTGTTTTTGAACTTGGTCGTGGTCGTCATCAATAGGTCTCCTTGTGATTGCTTCTGCGACGATGCAGGCCGTCAGGCTCGGTTGGGCCGAGCCCTCGGGTGAGCAGCGGGTTATGCCGATCAACCCATGCGAATAGCATGATCCTTTTCAGCATCTGACAACCGCTGCCAGTTTGCTTGCTTCAAATCCTCAACTTCTCGCTCCAGTTCGTCGATGCGAGATCGCATTTCCAAAATCTCATCCTCTAGCGGTTGTGTCGCTTTCTCGACGCAATCCTTACACACTTCAACGGTCACTTGTGGCTGGTGTCGGTTCCGGCTGTTTCTGCCATCCGACTGGCTGCACAGCCCAGCACCGCACGTTCCGCAGAAAACTTCAAACTCAACATCAAATGACGGCATAACAACCACATGCACGCGGAGCCGCCGTCCGCGTCTTTCTTGAAGGTCAGGCCGGTTGGCGGCGGCCCGGTGATGTGGAGCGTTAGCCAGCTAGGTGAGCGGCCTCCATCTCGAAGCACTTGACGGACAGTCCTGCGTCGAGTCCAAGCTTGACTTGCTCTAATGCTGCTTTTGCGCTTCGGTACACTGCGTTCGTTTTTGTGCCGTCTTGGTTTGTCGTGGTCAGAATGTAAACCAGCATTTCGTTTCTCCTTGTGGTGGTGGTCGCCTCATCAGTACCCGAAAACCATCGGGACAGACGCCCCGCAGGGCGTTTCGGCATTACTTAACTGCCTTGGCTTTCTTCGGCTCCATCGGCTTCACGTCGATGTATTCGCCAGTCTCGTAGACACACTGCGAGTTGGACGCGAACGTGCCGTCCTTGATGCGCTTTTGCACCCAGCACCAGATTCTCGGGTCGTTGACGTGGTACTCCGAGCAATTGCTTCCTTGCTTTGTGATTTCGTGCATCACCAGCCCCGGCCCCTCGCTGACGTTGCGGTTCCAGAGGAAATATTCTCCCTTGTCGAGCACGTAGATCGTCGTCTGCGTGCCTTCCTCGAAGACGAACCGCAAGTCGAAGTCTTCCGGGCTGCGCTCCGTCGATTGCAGCCGGCTAACGTGTTGATAATCCTTCGGGCCATTTCGCTTAATCATTTCACACTCTCCTTTTGAGCATTTGACAGCCAGACAATCCGGCGTCGACATAGGTAGTTTACCATATCGTCAACCATAAGTCAACAGGTGAGGAAATCGGGAAAGATGCCTTGTTATCGAAATAAAAGGGATTTTTCTTGCGAACCTTCTTATCTGTTGCCAAAGGTAGGAACCTATACTAAACTGCCCGGGTCTAGTGATTTGCAAAGGGCGGAGCGTGAGCAGGCCGTACTACGAACGAGATCGCGACCTTGCGAACGAACAGAAGATCGTCGAGGCCTGCTGCCGCGCGTCCGGCAAGTCACTTCATGCCGTCAAGCTGCCGCTGAGCTACACAGTCGATTGGGGAATTTTTCACGACGACTCGCTCCTCCTCTGGGCTGAGGGTAAGCGCCGATTTAACGAGCGAAAGCTTTATCCGACGTTCATCCTCAGTTGTCGCAAATACTTGTCGGGCATGGACTTAGGACGAATTAGCGGTAAGCCGTTTGTGCTGATTGTCGAGTGGAACGACGGCATTTTTAGACACGTTTGCGACGGCACGGCAACGCGCGACATAAGAGTCGGCGGCAGGCGTGATCGCGGCGATTGGCAGGACATAGAGCCGGTGGTTCATATTCCGGTGGAGCAGTTTACGGAGGTTCGTCAACATGGATGAGTACGTTCAGCTAACCCCTTCTGGCCGGCTGGCGGCGCTGCTGCACCGGCGATTCGGCATTTCAGTGCTCGATGCGGCTGAAGTGTGGGACGTTTGGTCCAAGCTCTGTACCGACGCGGCCTTGGCCGATAAGCCCGGGGCGTCCGCGGTGGCTGTGGTGCTAGTCGGAGGCGGCGAGTTAATCCCAGTGTTTCCGGCGGAAGAGCCGGGAATTGAAGAGGCAAGCGATGAGTAAACAAAGTCGCGGTAAGGTTTACATTGCAGGCCCGATGCTGGGCCGACCGTTTTACAACTTTGCTGAGTTTGACCGCGTGGGCGGTGTCCTGCTCAATGCAGGCTGGCAAGTCATCAGCCCGGCAGACCTCGACCGGGAAGTTGGGCTCGACCCGTGGGAATTGCCGAAGGGACACGACTGGAGCCAACTACCCGAGGGCTTTGACGCCGAGTCGATGTTTGACCGCGACATAGACGCGCTCAAGCGGTGTAGTCACGTCTGCCTGCTCGATGGCTGGACTGCCAGCATCGGAGCCCGCTGCGAGTATTTTGCTGGCCTTTGGCTCCGAAAGCGGTTCATCTGCGAACTAGACGGGTCGATTTACGAACTTGGCGAGGGCTGGGTTCCGGTCGTCCCCCTGCCAGACGCAGAAAACAGCACTAGACACGATTCGATGCGACCTGTTTCGCCTATCATGGTGCAAACAGGAGACGGCGACGATGGTGCATGAAGAAAACGAGTTTGCGCAGCACAATGACGACTGGGTGGCCTGCTGGTGCTGCGGCTGCATGGTAGATGAGACGAATTACACCGAGGAGGTTGTGTTCCCGATTTGCGGTGACTGCTGGTCTAAGGTTCCGCCTGCTGGCAAGCTGTGGATTCAGCTTTTTAGCCAACCGCATAAGGCCGGCGGCATAGGCCTGAGGGAAATGCTTGAAAGCTGCCGGCGCGACGCTGACGACTTCAAGGGGTTCCGCTTCCCGTGGAGCAATGAGAATTAGAGTTTCGTTTGGCTAGGGAACTGCCTATAATTCGCGGCAATCTGCGAGGGTAATTCGTTGGCTAAAAACAAACTTTTTCAACTGGCTAGCCGAGCCGCCCGCTATCAAGCGCGGCAGACGTTCTCGCGCACGCTGCTGGGGAAGTCTCTGAATGCTGCCAAGCGGCAGATTAGCGGCGGCACGTTTACCCAGCTCCGGCGGCAGATACGCAAGGCTGGGCGCGAAGTCAGTATGCAGGACTTGACCCGCCGGACGATGCGCGACGTTCAGCGGTACTCGCTAACCGGGATGGCAATGCAGGCAGTGAATAACCTGCTGGGTTCTCTCGGCCCGCTCGGCCACGTCATTCGGTCCCAGCTTTACCGTCGCAGGCGACCCGCGGACCAGCTCAAAGCCGCTGCTGATTTGCTCCGTAGCTACGGCTACGAGATTTTGGGTAAGGACACCCGCTGGCCGGGATACGAGCGCGGCGAAGAGGCGGCAAAGCAGCTTTTAGAGCAGGCCGGCTACCGTGTTTTGCCGAACGGCGCGGTGATTCCCGAGCCCAAACCGATATGGGAGCAGGAGCAGCAAGAGGACGGCGACGAGCCGCAGCCGCTGACGTACACCCGCCCGCAGCCGCCAAGCGACGAACAGGCTGGCAGGCCTTCGGCTAGTGCGCCCAGCCAAATGCAGCAGCCCGAGGACGAACAGGAAGAGGGCGAAGACGAGCCGGTTCAGGTGACGGTCACTCCCGAGATACGCACGCCCAGCAGCAGCAACGTCTACAGCTTCCAGTACGACTACAAACGTTCAACGCTCTACGTTCGGTATCAAGAGCACAGCGTCAATCCAAACGCGATTCGCGGCAGCAAGGCCGGCGGTCGGGCTCATGTTCGCGGCACGCTTGGTCACACTGTTGGCGGCAAGACCGGCGGCCCCGGGGCAAGCTATGCCTATTACGACGTGCCTGTCCGCGTCTTCGAGAAACTGGTGCGGGCTCCATCGGCAGGCCGGGCGGTATGGGACGAATTGCGAATTCGAGGCACTGCCTACGGGCATCGGTTCCGGTACGGGCTCGCCTCGGCGCAGACTGTACGCATGGAAGACGGGACTGACGCGGTTTACGTTCCCCGCCGAATTACTCCGCAAGGCTTCCGTGCCCGGACTTTGGCTGTCGAGGGGACTGGCAGGCGGATTTACGCTCACTCGGCTTTACCGGAGGAGGCCCGAAACTTTCGCGGTCGTCCCAACCGGGGGAGGCCAGATCGAGGGCGTCCATGACCCTTCGCAAGATTGATGCGCAGGCATTCATCGAGGGCAAGGTGGCGTTTTACACCGGCCTGTCTTCAGAGGCCTGCCCCTACGAGGGCAAGGGTAAGTTGCCCAATCAAAGCGAGAAGCGGCTGGACTGGATGAACGGGTACTACCAAGCAAAGTATGGCGACAAGTGGGAGGAAGGCATTGCACCCTGAGCAAATTCGCATCGGCATGTGGATACGAATCGAAGACATTGCACCTTGCAAAATGCCGCCCGGTGACGGAGCGGTGTTTGTGTATTCGCAGCAGGTAAACGACGCGCAGTATCTGCTGAGCCGATACGGCGGAATCCCGCTGCAAGTGATTGCCGCCCAGTTTCCATTTGTGCTGGTCAATGCAGGGCCGCGGGGTCTGCTGATGCTAGACCTGCGGTTTAACAGAGTTGGAAAGTGTGACGAACGGTTCGTGACGGCAATCAAGCGAATCCGGCAGCGTAGCGCTCAGGTTCTTAGCAGTTTGGCCGAACTAGAAAAGAAAGACGATGGAGACGGCAGCGTCGAAGTCGCAGAGGTTTAGATGGACCCCAGAGCAATCGTACAGCAAGCCCTTAACGGCCGCTCAAGTAAATACCCGCTCTCCGCCCAAACGGTTCCGCTGGAAGTGGCACTGCGCAGCAAGACAGACCCGGCGATGGGCTGGCCCGGTGCGCCCCCGAACTGGGGCCAGCCGGACATGCCGCACATCTTCAGTTTTGTTGGCCGATACGGGATGGTCGCCAACAGCTACATGCACGCCGACGAGGCGCTGATTCACTCGGCGCAAAACGCCGAAATCATGCGCAACGAGCCGATGATTATGGAGTGCATCGAAGCTCGAATGCGGTGCGTTTCGCTGCTTAATTGGCATATTCAGCCAGTCGATAACGACATTCTCCGCGACGCGCTGGACAAAACTGACAGCCAAGAAACGGCAATGAGCATCCGCAGGGCTCTCAAGAAGCCGAAAAGCGATGCGGAGAAGATGGCAGAGCAGCTTACGAGCATTCTCAAGCACACGCCGCATTTCATGAAGTTTCGCTATTCGCTCATGGAAGCGATCTGGTACGGCAAGGCTGCGTCGGCTCAGACGATGGGCGTCCGGGTCATTGGCGGCCAAAGGCGAATCTTTATTCGCAAGTGGGAGCCGCGGCACGGTGACAAGCTGATTTTCCGCTACGCCGATGAGAGTTACGAATACGATCCTGACCAGCTTGGCATTCGGATTGGCCCGACAACGCATGGGCACGATGCAAAATGGGTGGATTACGCCGGCTTTGAGCGCAATCGAATCGACCCGACCCAGCACGGCTTGGTTTACTGGTTCGACGGGCAACAGCGCCGGCGGATGTGCGTTCACAAGCATATCATTGAAGACGGCGATTTCATGCGTCCCGAGAAGGCCGGCGCGATTAACGGTGTCGGCATCCGAAGCCGCATTTACTGGACGTGGTGGGCCTATCAGGAGTGCCTCAAGCTCCTACTGGAGTATGTCGAGCGGTCGGCCCTTGGCATTGAGATTTGGAAATACCCCGCGCACGACCCAAAAGCAAAAGAGAGGACCGAGAAGGCTGCACAGGAGCGCGGCGCACCGGGCAGGTCAGTTATGCTGGTCCCGGTTCCAACTGGCGAATACGGCGATATGTACGGCGTCCAGATTGTGGAGCCGGGGTTGGGCGGGATTAACGAACTACAGTCGGTGCTCCAGACGTTTTTCGGTCACAAAATCAAGCGTTACATTCTCGGCCAGACGCTGACCAGCGAAGCCGAAGCGACGGGCATGGGCTCCGGCGTGGCCGATGCGCATCTTGCCACCTTCCACGACATTATCCGGTTCGACGGCCTGAATCTTGAAGAGACGCTGACGACCGACCTTGTTCGTCCGCTCCAGCAGTGGAACTTCCCGGGCACGGATGATATTTACCTTCGGTTCGTCATTGATACCGAGTCGCCTGACGCTCAGGAGCGTATTGCCGGCTATCAAGCCGCTTGGTCGATGGGCCTGAAGATTCGCACCGAGGACATGTACGACGCTTTGGGCGCTGCTCCGCCACAGGACGGCGAGGAGTTTTTGGATAACCCGGGGCTGGAGTCGGCTCGGATTGGGATTGAGTCGCAGAAGATGCAGATGGAGCAAATGCAAATGCAGGCCCAAATGCAATTGCAGCAGGCTCAGCCGCAGACATTTGCGCCGTTTCCAGAGATGGGCTCAGAGGGTGTTCCCGGTGATGCTGACGGCGACGGGCTGGCTAATGACGAGGAGTCTCAGCTATATCAGCGACGAGCCAAGGTTGACCGCTATGCGTTAAAAAAAAACGGGGTCGGCACTGAGCGGTACTCGCAAGAGCCGATTAAGCAAAACTTATCGGACGAGCATCACGGCGTTTTGGGAAATGCCTTGAAAGAAGCCGAGAAGAAAAAGGGCATTCCGTTTCACTCGCCGAGTTTTTATGCGAAGCGAGGGTTTGACCCAAATCAGGAATTGACTCACGACGACCAGCATTTAATTCTGCTGCACGCCGGCTATCTTTCGCATCCGCAAGTTGGCAAAAAACTGTTCGGCAACAATTACGATTCATCTGGTGGTACACAAGTCCCAAACCAGCCATTAGGCAGGTTTATGGCCGACGCTAACAAAGCATTGCGAGACCACGGCACTGAAGCCATACGCGAAAACGCGTCACAGCGAATTTCCGGGGCTAAGGTCGTTTCGTTCAAGAATCAGTCGGGCGGCAGGCTGGTGCTGCACCCGGCGGTTCGCAAAGACGCGACAAGCGGCTGGCAACTTACGTCGATGAGCGGGCACGACGGGAGGCCGAACGGCCACTACAACCCCAAGAGTTTTGACCACGGCTGGCAAAACGCTCTGGGTGTCGGTGAGGACGGTTATTGGAATGAGCACGGCTACGAAGTCGAATGGACCGACAAAGACGGCACGAAAGCCCCGTTCTCGGCGTCTGGGGATTACTGGTTGGAAGTCGAGCGGTTTGGCCGTTACAAGCCAATGAAGGGCCAAGGTTCGTTCAACTGGGACGAGGAGCAGCATCCCAGAGAATCTGAGGAGCACGACGGCAAGCGACCGGGCGAGTTTGCGCCTAAAAAGCAGGCAGAAGCGGCGGGTGAGCCCGAAGCTGACCCGGAACGGCAAAAACTCCTCGATGAAGCTCGGGCGGCCCGGAAGTGGACCAACAACGGGGACGGCACCTACACGGCTCCCAATGGCACAATCTGGCGGAAAGCCAAGGCCGGCGGGGAGGAAAGCCCGGTGAACGGTAAGTGGTTTTCCGGCGGGGCGCTGATGCCGATTCACGGGCTGGCGTCTGGGCAGCCAAAGCCACCGCCGAAGCCCAAGGGCAGCGGTAGCAATAGCGTCTCGCCTGACGAGGAGAAGGGCAAGGAATGGAGGGCTCCTAAGGTTCGCCAGCTTTCAGAGAGAGAAAGAGAGGAGCGGGAAGAACAGCGGCGATGGGACGCGGTTCGACCTGCACTAGAAAAAGTGTTTTGGATGGGCGACAAGGCTGGATATGCGAGCAGCGACGTTACAAAACAAATACTTCCATATTTGAAAACTTTGAAGCCTGAACAAGTTCAAGCTCTAGGTCAGCAGTTGCGGGCCAAGTGGATTGAACGGGAAATGAATAAATACTTTAAGGCCGACCAAAACGAAACGATGTGGCGGGATGAAGTTGTTACGCGTGGCGAAGCGGCAAAGCGAATTGCTGAGAATTTTGACGATTACGCCAGCAGCACCGCGCAATACTTTATCTCGAAAAAGCTGCAAAAGCAGTTTCCGGGAATTGAGCAAGCCGTGCAAGGACTTAAAAGTTACCATGACTCTCGGTATTTGGACGTAGCGCTTGCCGAGGAACTTGCGGCTATCCTGCCCAAGCCCGGAACGGTTGATCGCCTGAGCGCCGAAGACTGGGCTGAGATTGAGCGGTACGCACGACTGAAGCCAATAGCCGGGCAGTCGTCATTCGACTGGGATGAATCGGAACACCCTCGGGAAACGGAAGCTCACGACGATAAGAAGGCCGGTGAGTTTGCGCCGAAATCGTCACAGGATGGAATAAAGGTTCCTGCCCGATTGGCGTCACCGACTCGAAAGGGGGAGATTACCGAGGACCAAGCCAAGACGATGAAAGTACGCGGCACGACCGAGGAAGTGACTGAGTGCGACTACTGCGGCAAGCACAGCCTCAGGAAAACGGTAGTATTTGAACTGACCGACGCCGACGGCAACGGTAACGGAGAATTTCGGCATTTGGGCGTTGACTGCGCTGCTAGGTTGACGGGCCGCAAGCCCGAGCGAATTGCCCGGAAAGCGGCCGAACTAGATTATGCGGCGAAGCGCAAGCAAGAAATGCACGACCGCGACAAGCCGAAAAGAATTAGCGACAACCTCGACGACGCAAACAAAGCGTTTAATCAGACTGGCCGCCACCGCGGCATACACGAAATCGCGGGTTTGACTGAACTGCGATGGAACGATGCCGGAAAGGTTGTTCGTGTTGACACGACCGACCCTGACGACGTTGCTTGGTATGAAAAGAATGGGTTCGCGAAACGCGAACAGCCAAGCAGCGACATTCCTGTCCACCCCGACATTCTCGACGAATGGCGCTCCAGCGAGCGATGGGCCTACGACAACGCCGAGGACTGGGCTCACGCTAACGACGCCGACCCAGCCGATTTCGACAAGTGGGTAAAGCTCCGCGATAAAGTTCAATCAGCTTCAGAGACTGTCTCGCCTGATTTGCAGTTTCATCTTTGGGACTGGCTCAATGAACAGGCTGATGGTGACATTCCCGCCGGCTGGAAAAAGGCCGAGAAGCAACTGGGCGTTCAGCTTGGCATTTACCGCCCGTGGAGCGACGACGACGCCAAGGAGGTTGAGTTTACTACTCGGGGCCAAAGAGCAGCAAAGCCTCTTTTCCGGCATGATGGCAAGTCGTTTGCATTGAATGACAAGCGGCTGCAAGAGTTGCAAACGCAGCGATACGGCCAGATGTTTTTTGAATTTGACGAGCCGTCAAAAAAGCCAGCGCCAGTCGCAAAGCCTGCTGATAGCTCTGACGACGACATTGTGGTTCCGCCTGACAATCCCTTTGCCGCCAAGTTTGCCAATTATTTGAGGTTGCAACAGAAGGCTGCTCAGCAAGGATTAGACAGAAAGCGGAAAGGCCTGTTGGACTAACATAGGCAGGAGCCTACCTTTGCCGAAAAAAGAATGGAAGCAATGCCCCGTCTGCGGGAAATGGAAAGAAACCGTTTCGGCGACGTGTTCGATTACCTGTAGTCGAATTGCGTTTCCGCAGGAGACACGTTACCCCGATCCAAGTCCCGAGGAGATTCAGCAAGCTTGCGCGGAAATCCGCAAGGGCTGGTCGGCAGAGGAAACAGATCGTCGCTGGGTTGCTGGCGGAAAATCGGAATCAGGAATTAGAGTCGTGCCGACTCCCAAGCAGCGGCGCGGCGGAGTTAAACCGGAGTAGAGCGAATGACACTGGCCGAGCGAATCGCACAGCAACTTGGGGTTCAAACCGACCGCTATATGTTCGGCTTGTTTGGCGATGAAAAAAGCGGTGCTAGCGGGTTCGGCAAGCTGCAAATTCTCGGTAAGACCAAGCACGTTACCCGCTGCCAAAACTGTGGCCGGGCAGGGCTGAAACATGCTGTTGTTTGCGCGGTAGTAGGCGAGGACGGCCACCCAACCAACCAGTATTACTATTTCGGCTCCGATTGCGCTTCAAAGCTGGCAGGCAAGGCCGAGAAAGACATTGACGCGGAGGCTGAGGAGCAGGAGCAAGCCGGTCGTCCACGGATGAAAAGCCTCAAGCCAGCCAAGCCCAACGAGGGGCAAATGGAGCTTGGCCTGCGGTTTTCTGCGTTCTGGCAGGGAATGAGCACAGAGCGGTACGCTCGGGCCAAGGCGGCCAAGGGCCAGATGGGGTTTGACTTCGACGCGCTGGCCAGTTCGCCACAAGCACCGGCACCGGCGGCAGAAGTGAAGCTGTCAGTATCAGAGCCCCCTGCCCTGCCGGTTAAGGGCAAGCAAATGGGGTTGTTTGATCAGCCTGAGCAACCAAAAACGGCGGCATCTGGCAATGCAACCAACTGGGACGCAATGAGCCTTGCCGATAAGTTGGCGTGGCAAAAAGCGAATAGCAAGACGCGGCCTGATGGCGCTGCGGCACCGACTTCCCAAAAGCCAAAAGCAACGCCAAAAGTCAATTTGAGCGGCGCGGTTTATGAGTTTGTCGGCCACAACGCTGATGGCTCGATTCGAGTTCGGAATGACCAAGGCGATGAGTTTGACAGCCAGCCGGGCGAGCAGTGGAAGCAGCACGGCGAGCACCCGATCCCAGCCCCGGCAACTAAACCGACTGGCTGGGACGAAGAAAAGCATCCCCGCTGGGAAGCGGGCGACAAGCAGCACCACGGCGGGCAGTTCTCACCGAAGGAAAGCAAGAGCGAGGAAAGGGGCCAAGAGGAGGAAAAGCCGCAAGCTGCGATTTCAAATCCCCCATTTCGTGATTTTCGGTACGCGCCCAAGCATCGCAACGCCGGCTCTTTGTATCCCAATCGCCCCGGCCAAGTTTTCACTGATGAACAGCAGCAACAGTTAAAAAGCTGGGCGCGTCAAAACGGCATGATGGTTGGTTCCGATTCCGGCCCCGGCGCAATTCATGTCGTTCACAACGACCATCGCTCCCGGCTGGACTTGACTCTCCACGGAGCCGAGGGCGTTAAACGTGAAGCGGCTGAAGTGAGAAGCAAGCAGGCGGCAGAGCAGGAAGTCGCACGTAAGCAACAAGCTGACTCGGCGTTTTCAGGCCGTGCGTCTGCCGGGTTTATCAATGATGCCTTTGGCGACTCATTAAACACGTACAACAAAACTAAATTGGCTGACGTGCTGGAAGGGAAGGAAAAGAAGTTTGGCGGTTTGTGGGGCCGAAGTCACGTAGAGCCGCTGCAAAAACTCGGAGCACTTGACGCGACAGGGCAAGTCAATCTTGACGCGATTAAGCGAGCCTTTGAGGAGCATGGCAAGGCCGCGACCGCCAGTGGGCCGCAAGAGCCAGCCAAGCCAGATTTACACGCCATTGCGGCCGAAGCCCGGGCGGCTGGCGGAAATCTTTGGGTGACTTCCAAGAAGCACGGCATTGGCATTACCCACCCGCAAGCAAGCGAACTAGCGAAAGTCTTTCAGGCGATGGGCGAAGCGGAAAAGCCGAAGCCCGGGATGGGTCAACTGCGAGGGCAAGCGAAGTTTACCGAGACGCGAGCGCAAGAGGAGCCCAAGCCGCAGTATTTCAAGGGGGACCAGATTCGGCTAACCGGCAAGACCGACGGCGATTTCGAGGAGTTTGAATACCTCGAAGGGCACAACAAGGGCCAGAAGGGTTTGCGTCTATCGCCAGCCGCCAGCGAGGCCCAAGTAAAGCAGAAGCAGCAGGAATGGAAGGACCAACAAGCCCAGTTTGGCCGGCTGCATCAAAAGCAAGAGGAGCCCAAAGCCGCCGAGGGGCATGAGCCTTACGAGCATGAGCGATACCCCGGCAAGTGGCTAGTTCCTAGCAAGGCCGGCGTGCGAGGGTTCGGTGATACTCTACACACCTCGAAAGATGACGCGATTGCCGAGTCTCACCGAGTTGCCGGACGGCTGAAGTCGCAGCAAGAAGCCACCGACAAAGCTGAATCAGATCGGCAAGCAGAAGCCGAGCGTAAGTCAGCGTTTAAGGCTTCTGGCTTGACCCCTGCGCAAGCGGCGCTCCAAGGCCGGGTGCAAGCCCACCTGAGCCAGCAAGTGAGCGCACAAGGCAACATCACGACTCGCCAAGCGTTGCTCGATAAAGAGTTGTCTGAAGGGCACAAGCCGGCAGTGCGGGAAGTGCCGGACGATGCAGCCCGGGCAAAAGCGGCGAAGGAAGCCGAGTTCATGCTGAAGCGTGGCGTGCCGACTGGGAACGAAAGCCACCCTGACACGATTAAGCTGCGGCAGTTGCAGGCCAAGGCTAAGTCGGCCATGAAGCAAGAGCACGTCATGGAAAAGGACGATGGTGTTTACCGCCCATTGTCCAAGATGGAGCATGATTACGCGGCGGCGAAGTATCAGCCGAAACAGGCTGAGCCCAAGGCCGAGGGCAAAGAGGACGATTACGAGTTTGGTTGGCTGCCAGAGAATCACGTCAAGATTGCGGCTGACTCGATTCAAGAATTGCGACGTGGCGACGTGTTTCGATTGTTTGAATCCGCACCGCAAGGGCGAAACGACCAGCTTGCCCGGTACATTAACAAGCATCGGCCTGACTTGTCTGCTGAAGTGCATGATGCGCTGGCGGAGTTGGGCGAGCAGCCAACAGCAACCTCGCCGGCCCCAGCCTCGCAGCCTGCCGAATCCGTGCCGAGTGCTGGCGGCGGGTTGGCGGCACCAAAGCAAGATGACTTTGAAGGGCTGGTGGATGAGCCGGCGGAAGCACCAAAGCCAAGCGACAGTGCTGGCCATGCGTTCGGTGAGCTGGTTAAAGCGCCGGATGGAACGGTTGGCATCATGCGCGGATCGAATGGCCTCGGCGGTAATCGGGCTGGCGTGATTAACCATAAGGGGCAGTTAAGCTGGCACAACCGCGATGAATTGAAGCGAGCCAGTGAATCAGATTTACCGGAAGGGAAAACGCTGGCTGACATGCCAACATCGGAAAAGCGTTGGGAGCCACCGCAACAACCAGCGAAGCCCGAGCCAGAAGCGCCGAAGTCAGCCGGCAGCAACATCGAATACCGTGTTCGTCACGACCTGCCACCAAAGGAACGGATTGCCCGCTATCTCCGCGCACACCTGAAGCCGGGCGACCAGATTGATATTGGCGGGAACAGCCCAGCGACAATCAAGCGGATCAATGCCAAGTCGGTAACGACCGAGGGCGGTGCTACGTGGGAGTATGGCAGTTTCAAGCCGGTTGGGCTCGACCTTGCCGGCATGAGCAAGAAGCTGGAGCAGTTCGAGAAAATGGGCGGGCTCGAAGCTCACCTTTTGCGCAGCACTACGGCCAAGGCTATCAAATCGGCGGTTCTGAAAAGCGATTCAGATCCGCTTGCCAAAACATTGACCGAGGAAGGATTGAAGCAAGTCCGAGAAGCCAAGACGGCTCACCTTGGTTTTGTGGCTGAGCAGTTGGCCGGACTAATGCCGGGAATGGACCGTGCCGCAATTCGGCAGGCGATTCTGAATCACCGCAAGGCGGCCGGCATTGTCGAGGACGAAACTGGCGAGTCAAAAGGCCCGATTCAGATTGCAGTCAAAAGCCCGGTCCCGACCGTCGATGAAATCGAATATGCCTTACAGCATATCGAGGAGCGCGGCGGGCGGTTTTATACCGTTCACCCAGAAACCGGCAAAGCGGATTACGGATTCCACGACAACAAAAACCAAGCCGTCAACAGCTTTATCAATGACCGCCGGCATGAGCTGACGCGGCGGAGCGACATGCAATCGCAGTACGGGAACCGGGAGTTTGTCCGGGTTCGCGGCAATTACAAGTCGTGGCTGAAAAGTCACGGCACCGACGAAAACAAGCTGCTTGGCGTTGATCCCAAGGCCGCCAAGGCTAAGCAGCAAGAGGCAATGTCTAATGCGTCGATGACGCTGGCGGATTTTGCCCAGCACATGAACGACCTTGACGATGGCAAGGTTTCAGCCGACGAGCACAAAGCGGCGTTTGCCCGATTCCGTGACAGCCTGCCGGGGTTGGAAGCGGAAATCTCCAAGATGAAAAAAGAGGATATTGAAGGGTGGACTCATGAGCCCGGCATGAGGATTATGGGCCGCCAAGCCTCGAAAAAGGCTGAAGCGGTGCAAGACCTGTTGCGACGGATGAAAAGATCGTTCGACGTGAAGGGGGAGACAAACCGCTGGACCTATGGCCAAGACCGTGAAAAGCAGCTCCATGACGCGGTGGCCGGGATCACTGACGAGCATATCAAGGAATACACCGAAGGAGTTGCCCAAGTCCGCGCAGAGCGAGCAGCCCGCCAAAAGCAGCGAGAAGAATCGCTTGCTAACCCGCAGACGTTTGACGATTGGAAGCGCAAAGCGATCTTGTCGGGCGGCTGGGAGAAACTGAGCCCGGAACATCAGGCCGCCTACGATGAATCCTACGCGCAGCACCGCCGAGAGAAGTTCCCAAGCAAGCTGGAAAAGCCCCGGGAAGTGTCGGCGTTTGCCGGCGGGCAGGAGAAAACCGGCGAAGTCGGGATTGTGAAGGGCCACCACCAGAAGCGGAACGCGCCGACGTGGACGGTCACGGTTCAAGAGCACTTGGGCGATAGCTGGAAAGAGGCTCTAAGCCGGGCGAAGCAACTCGGCGGCAACTACGTGAACGCTCGCATTGCACGGGCCTACGGGGCAACGCCGGGTTTCCAATTCTTCGATGAGGAAGCCGCCAAGAAATTCCACGCCGTACTGGGCGGGCAGGCTGTTGACAACTCCGACAAGATTGAAGCCCGGGCGGCCGAGCGGGCAGAGAATGTCGCTGGCAAACTGGCTGACCTGTCGGATCGGCTGTCAGAGCGCGGGGAAGAATCGCTCAACCGTGACCGGAAGGATAATACGGCCCGCCGGGCTCGCATGGCTTCTAGTGCCGAAGATGACGCCCGGAAGCAGTTAGCCAAGGCAAAAACGCTGGCGAAGGTGGCCGAGCATATCACCGGCGGCAAAGCGGTCCACCTGAAGCACGTATCGAACGGGGCGCAGGTTGACCAGCTCGACAAGCTGCTGTATCGAAGCCAGATCAATGCAATTCAAAAGCGGCAGCGGGCCGGGGAGCGAGTTTCCGAGGATGATTGGGAACGGCCGGCAAGTCTCGAAGATATTGCGCACGCCGAATACCCGTATCCGTACCTCCACAAATCGGAATTACGGGACCAAGCAGCGGCATTGGCCGGCGTGCCCGGGTTGAAGCTGTTTGCGGCCAAGCTCGGGAAGATGGCGGCTGAAATGCCGTATGACAAGGACTATGCCCAGATTAAAGACTTGGGCGACCTTGAGAAGATTCAAGAAGCAATCCCGAAAATGCGACGGCACCCGGATCACAACGTCCGGCGGATTGCCAGCCGGTTTGGTGAGAAGCTGGAAGATATGAACCGGCTTCAGCGAATGGATATTCGCTCGACCCCGGAACTACGGGCTGCGCTGCGTGAATATCACACGATGAAGCAGGAACCAGAGGGCCGCGACCCACTGAAAGAGCACCTGCGATATTTGAAGCGACAAAAGATTGACGGCTTTTTCCCGACGCCGCCACCGTTGATCGAAAAGATGCTTGACCATGCCGACATTGGCGAGGGCATGAGCGTTTTGGAGCCGTCTGCCGGTATTGGCTCAATCATGGCCGCGATTCGAGACAACCATCCCGACGCCGATCTGCACGGGATCGAACAGGATCGCGATATTGCCAAAGCTCTTGAGTTGCAGGGGCTCCCGCATGAACGCGGCGACTTCTTGCAGCACGACAAGCAGTATGACCGGATCGTGATGAATCCGCCGTTTGAGAACCGGCAGGACGAAAAGCACGTCAAGCACGCCTATAACCTGCTCAAACCGGGCGGGCGGTTGGTTGCCATTATGGGCGCAGGGGCTCACCAGAACGAGCGTAGCGCCGGGTTCCGTGATTGGCTGTCACTGATGGGCGGTAAGGTTTACGACACTCCCGAGGGCTCGTTTGCGGGCGACGATGCGTTTCGCCAAACTGGTGTAGCGACCAAGATGGTGATTATCGACAAGCCGGCCGAGGAAACCGAGCGGCACGGCTTGGCCGATGAAGCCCGGGAGCTGGGCCAGCGAGTCCGGCGGCTTGTCGAGCGGTACTCGGCGGGGCAGCAGCTTCCTAATTTTGTCCGCAAGGTGACTGACACCAGCAATCCCGAGCACGACAACCAAAACTTAGGCTCGGCTGCTTGGACTCAAGACGGCCACTTGAACGCGATTCACGTCACCAACAATCATGCCGGCGCTCTCAAGGCTTTGCAAGCTGGCGACGTAACATCGCACAACAAGGACTCACACGAAGATTTAGGGGCGGGGTTGTACGCTAGTGCCGTGCCTCATTACTGGCGAGGCCGGGCCACAAACCGATGGGATTTCCTGCCAAAGTTGTCTACTGAGCAGATTCACCGACTGGCGGATCACGCAATCGGCCAACTGCAACAAGCCGTTAAAAGTGGCTACAACTCAGAATCGGAAGCTAACCCGCGAATCCGAGAATTACATGACTTGAAAGCCGGGAAGCTGCCGCCAGCCGCTTTGCAGTGGGTTGCGGACCAGCCGTACAACATTGACTTGGCAAATCCGCTATTGCTGAAAGAGCATGGAATCGACCCCGGACAGCAGCCCGAGGAGGTTCACGTCAAAGCCCAAGGCAAGTTTGCCGAACTGAACCGGCAAATCAATCCCGACGAACGGAAGCAGCTTGAAGGTCTTGGATTTCATGGTGCGTATTTGACTGGCGGGATGCACGGAAGCCCGCAGGTAGTGATCTGGGATCACAACGCAATTAAAAAGTTCGGGAATTACGAGCACAAGCCACAATCAAAGCCCGCTACCAATCTATTCGGCGAGCCAGCAAAGCCGGCACTGAAGCCGAAAGCCGTGTTTGACTCAACCAAGGGCAAGCAGCAAACGCTATTTGCTGGCCTAAACGCCAAGGAAGGGCAGATGAACCTATTTGCCGATGCGGGCGTGCCGGATGATTTGGTGGCCAAGCCGCAAGGGCCGGAGCAAAAGGAATTGTTCTCGGCAGTGCGTGAAGCTTTGATTGAGCGGCACGGATTTTTTGATGGCTTGCAAAGCATGGCTGACAATGCTGCCAAAAAAGTCGGTAATGTTGTTGAGCGGGTAGACCAAGCAGGAAAAAAACTGTTTGGTCAAACCAAATCTTTTCCCGCGCCTAACAAGCCATTGCAGCCCAAGGGCAAATTGGCTGTCCGGCCATCGGAGACTGGGGTAAAAGCCGGTGCTCCCCTTATTTTCAATGCCGACCATTCAATGAACGGCGGCGAGTCTGGTTTTCCAAAGGGAACGCAAGGCAAACTTGTTGGGGGGCATGAAGACCCAAGCAAGGTGGTGGTTGACGTGAACGGACAGCACCATGCAGTGCCCAAGAGCGTTGTATGGCACGACACTCGGCACACCGACCACAAGGCAGTTGAGAAGTCGCAGCAGGAGGCCCGGCAGGCTCAAGCCGAGCGCGCTCAGAAATTCGCGAACATGACTGCCCGGCAGCAAGCCGAAGCAATTCCCGAGGGCGCAGAGAAGGCCAAGCGGATAACCGGCAATTTCTCCAGTCACGACCTGCAAGAGGGTGACATTATTCATCATGGATTGCCGGGACTGCCGCCTTTCGGTCGAGTCATCAGCGTTTCAGCCGACAAGTCCGGTAATCCTGACGGCAAGCATGTCGTAATCGAAACGGCCATGCGATCAAAATCCGCTGCCGATGGAATCGCGGCAACTGGCCAGAGAGCAACTATTCCCGGGCATGAAAAAATCGGCGAAGCAGTGGCGTCTCGAAGTTTCCCGGTTCAACGGATGCCTGACGAGGCTAAACCGATTGGGCAGCGAAAGCAGTACCAGCAGTTTTTCGCGCAGGCCAAGAGCTACGGGTTTGATGATGACACGGCGCACAACGTCGCAATGGATAGCTGGAACCAAGCAAATCCGAAGCCAAAAGCAGCCGAGTCGCCGAAGCCGGCTGTAAAACCTGCTGCGGCTCCAGCAGCAGCGTCAGCCGATCCGAAACCTCGCCATCACGTTAGCAGTCTTCAAGTTGGCGATACGATTCGGATGTTGAGTGGTCCTGAGTCTAAAATAAACCTGCGATATGTCGGGGCAGGCTCTCGCCCCGGATTTATCACTGTCGAGCACCCGCAATTAGGAAAGCAGGAAATCCCGACCAAATCAGCCGGCTTGCGAATGCCGAGGCAGGCCTCTGCCGCTCCGCAAAAAGAGCAAACACCGGAACAGGCTCAGGATGGCAATCAAGCCAAGCCTCGAAGTCACGTCAGCAATCTCCAAAAGGGCGACGTTCTCAGTTACTTGGGCGGAGCAGAGAAGGGGCAGAGGGTTCGTTTTGTCAGCCGCAGCGACAAGCCGGGTCACGTCATCGTGAATACGCCCGAGAAGGGCAACCACGAATTGCCTGTTAGGTCGCTGGGCCTTTACTCCTCGCCAGTGCTAACGCCGTTTACGAAAGCTCGGGCAGCAAGCCTCATACAGAAAAATGACGGTATGCAGCCGCAGGAAGCAATTCGGCAGGCACGACTAGAGCGAGGCAATCGACGTGCTCCTGACGTTCACCAAGTACCTCGAAGCGAGTTTGCTCAGTACCGGCACGGCATCCTCGCCAAGGACAAGCAAGGCAACGGCTTCCTGCTTCACGGAGGCAAGCGATACCCGCTCAGTCCAGCCGAGTTTGACGGAAACAAGCTAATCAGCGACCCAGTTAAGATTCGAGAGCGAATCCACCGCGACCAAGTTAAGTCGGTGGCTGCGTCGAATCCCAACGTGGTCCCGCCTCACGTCCGCGACGAGTACGACCACCACTGGAGCAAGTGGACGGGGAACAGCCCGTTTGCGAAAAGCGGAGCCAAAACCTCAGCAACACCGACAGCGACTGCGACTGAACCTGCCGCGACTACAGAGCCGTCGCCAGAGGGCAAGAAGGGCTCAACGCTAATCGGAATGCCTCTAAATACGCCAGCAGGCAACGCCGGCGTGGGCCGTAACACTCCGGTGGAAAGCCGATTTGGCGAATGGAAGGGAGGCAGCCCGCTAGGCAAAGGCGGGCGAATCTTGAAAGGCATGAACCAGAACCCTCAAGACGAATCAAGCATTTTGCCAAGCCTGCCGATTCAAGGCATGGCAATCAACCGTCCTGATGGTTCTCCACCTGAAGCAGCAGGGCCATCAGCAGCAGCACCCGAAGCTCAGCCGGCTCCTCAGCCTCCAAAGCGAAATCTGGCCTCCATTACGAGACCGTTTAATGCTGGCGCCAACAGGGCCATGATTCAGTTTGACAGCGAGCTACAGAGAGACCTGCACGACTTGGCCGCGGCTAGAAGCTTCAAGCTGAAGCACAGCGGCTACGTCGATGGCCGGCAGCCTAAAAGCCAGCAGGCTTTGAATGCAAAGCTATCGCAAATCGCTAACCAGCATTTCGGCGGCGATGAGGACGCGGCGTCACTGGCTGCTATGGAAACGCTCAATCATGTAAAGCGGCACATGAAGGGCGTGCAGGACGGCGAGCATCGAATCGTGCCGCCTTTGGGAGTAGGAGTGCCTAAGCCGGCTACGCCTTCATCGCAGCCCAAGCAAAAGCTTCAGGCCAGCATCGGCAAAGCAATCGCTGAAGCCCGGAATAGCGATGCGGGCGGGAAGCACCAGTTAGAGCACGAAATATTGCGGTCAATGCCGGTCAACGCCGACGCTTTTCCTCCTGACGTTCTTCCGCATGTCGTCCAGATGGTGAAAGACCATATCGGCGAGTTCCATGCTCCGAGGCGGATGGAAGCGGAGAAACTGGCGAAGGCTTGGGAAAACGCCCGTGGCAATATGGGAATCCCAAAAGATTTGCGAACATCAAAG